ATGCTCTTTAATCCATCTACCATCCGCCAACAAGACCTTGTCGGCCAAGCCGTCATTCGCGCCGAGCTGATTGGCTCCCGCACCGCGATTGCCGGCGACATCGTGGCCGTCGCCTACGCTCCGGTGCTGGAACTCGCGCGCCAGTTAGTCCTCGCCGGCCATGATCCGGCGTCCCGCCTCGAAGCCTATCGGGGCAGCATGCTCTGCCTTCGGATCCGGAGCATCGGTGAAGCCGCGGAACTCGAAATCAATAGCAAGGGAACTGATCTAGTACCCCGCCGTGCGGTGCGCACAGGCTCGCCCATTCATTCGAACGGTGGGGAGGGCCTCTGATGGGCACCGCGGGCAAGACCATCGTGCCGACGGCACTGAGCACCGCGACCATCAACGATCCGACCGCGGTCAGCGCCTTCAACTGGCGCAAGCACCTTCCGGTGCACCCCGCCGCCGAGCTTTTCCCGCTGATGACGGAGGCCGAGTTAAAGGAGCTGGCTTCCGACATCGCAAAAAACGGATTGCGTGCGCCGATTGTCGGCTGGGCATTAGATGGCCAATCCCTGCTCGATGGGCGCAATCGCCTCGATGCAATGGCACTCCTCGGTTTGCTGTATGAGACCGGCGACCATCACGTGGGCGTTAAGAAGTGGGCCAATAATCAGTGGACCGACCGGCCAGACGACTGCATCGGGTTTGCGTCCGGCTGCGAATTTAAAAACTTCCACGATGGCGATCCCTACACGATCGCGCTCTCCCTCAATGTGCACCGTCGCCACCTGACTGCCGAGCAGAAGCGCGAGCTAATTGCCAAGGTGCTCAAGGCGAAGCCGGAAGCGTCTAATCTTGCGATCGCCAAGCAGGTGAGGGCCGACGACAAGACAGTCGCCGCGGTGAGGTCCGACCTTGAGTCACGTTCGGAAATTCCGAACGTCGAAACCCGGACCGACAGCAAGGGTCGCAAGCAGCCGGCGACGAAGGCGAAGAATCCGAAGCCCGAGCCCGCACCCGAGCCCGAGCTCGCCCCGACCGACGCCGTCGTCCTCCGCGATTGGAAGACCGGCGAGGAACACGTTGAGGTCGCTTCTGCCGATCATCGGCAGCACCCGGCGCCGGAAGAAGACGAACCGGCAGGGGAAGCCCTGACGCTTCAGTGGGAGCTGGCGAGCGCTGAAGATCGCGCTGCCTTTCTCGACGCTATCGGCGTCGACGCCATTATCAAGAACATGTCGCCGGAATTCGGCGAGGCGCTGCGCGCCAAATTAGCGGACAAGATTCCTCCGATCGTCACGCTTGGAAAAACCGTCAACGAATCGGGGAGCACCGTTCACGCGCTTGAGCAGCGCGGGAAACGTTCGCGCGTCCACTAGGCCAGGACCGTGAACGGAAACGGCCCGGCGCACGAACGCCGGGACCGTCAAACCAAGGGCCTTACAGGAGGTGTCCTTTGGACACGCTAACTAACTACCAGACCAGTTTAGAGCCGGTCAATTCGATGGTCACCGGCCAATATCTGATCCGTGCCCGGCTGACCCGGCGGGAGCGCGATTTTGTCGGCGCGGATCTGCACCGCGGCGTCAAGCGTCTCGTCAAGCCGACCTTGGCTCAAGCGGCATGCCTCGTTGGCAGCAACGTGTCGGCGGTGTGGTGGGCCTGCCATCGGGAAGGTGTCCGCGACGAGATTATTGGCCGCCAGCTTCCGTTGGTGCCGCCGCGCGTCTCGAAGCCGATCCCCGACATCGCAGTCGTGGATTTCGTACGCACCGTCGGCATCGCCCGCGTACTCGACGCTGCCGTGGCGGTCGAGGCGGCGCAGTAACAACGGTGTCGCCGGTCTCGGTTGGATCGGCGACGCCACCAACAAAATGAGGGAGGAACATATAAATGACCTTCGCCGCCAAAACCCGAGTTCCGGTGGAGCGTACGCGCGCCGAGATTGAACACACGTTAACGCGTTTCCATGCAAGCAAATTCGCTTACTTCACCGAGGTAGGTTGCGCGATCGTGGTGTTTGAAGCGCATTTGCGCCGGCTGCGTTTCGACCTGCCGTTGCCGACTGGAGATACCGAACGGGACCGGCAGCAATGCCGTCAGAAATGGCGGGCGTTGCTGTTGGCGATTAAGAGCAAACTCGAAAGTGTCGAATCTCATATCGAAACTTTCGAAGAAGCCTTTCTCGCGCACATCGTCATGCCCGACGGCATGACCGTTATTCAGCATACGCGGCCCGGAATCGAAGCCGCCTACAAGGGCGAGCCGATGCCGCCGCTGCTGCCAGCGCCGTCGAAGAAATAATCGAACGCATTCGGCGCAAATGCCGGCGCCATTTCATTTTAAGGAATAGACAAGTGTCGCAGAGAGTTTCTGGTTACCAACGACAGCCCGACGAAGTTTACGAAACACCCCGTTGGGTCACGCATGTCGTCGTGCCGTATCTGCGCAAACATTGTTTGCGCGTTTGGGAGCCGGCAGATGGCCCGAAGTCGATGCTGGCGCAGGCGCTTGGTGAGGCGGGATTTCTCGTCATCGCGTCGCGACACGATTTCCTTTCAACAGATCGCCTTCCGGACCCTCAGATCGACTCCATCGTGACCAACCCGCCCTATGGCCTCGGCGGCCGCTTGGCTAGCCGGTTCATCGCCAACGCGCTCGATCTCGTGCCAGTCGTCGCGATGTTGCTCAAGATCGATTTCGATTCCGGCAAGACCCGCACACACTTATTTCGAGACTGCCCGGCATTCGCCCACAAGATCGTTTTGCTCGATCGGATTGTTTGGTTTGAGCACGAAGGCGCGGCGGGACCATCCGAGAACCACGCTTGGTACGTATTCAACAAAAAGCATCGCGGGGCGCCGACGATCAATTATGCGCGGCGGTCTGATCACACCTGAACACAAAAAGGAGCAACTGAACATGGGCGCCGATCTCTACCTCGAAAGCATCTGGAATCCTTTCTTTGACACTCTGGAAAAGCGCGGGCCGTCTACACAGCAGAAACAACTTGTCGAATCTGATCCGATCGCCGCAGTCAACAGCATGTACGACGAAATGCGTTCGAGCGGAGCTTACTTTCGCTGCGCCTACAACGAATTCGACATCATGTGGGCGATGGGCGTGTCGTGGGGTGATGTCGTTGGGTCGAAGCTTGACGAGGACAGAACACTACCAGTCGAGCGCGCCCGTGAGCTTGTAGAGATCATCGAAGCCCACCCACTGACGAAGGCGGCGCTCGCGCGTCACTATCTTAAGAACGTGACGACTCACGGCAGCGAACATCCGATCAACGGATGGCTGACAAAGATGCTTACCGAATTCGGGGCCGACGAGCCACCGCCGCCCGACTTCGACGTCTTTGCGCGCACAATGTGCACGCGACGCGATGATCTACTCACTCTCTTACGCAAATCGATCGCGCTTGACGAGCCGCTGCTTTGTTCATTGTGAAGCATTGGAATGGAACGCACCGCCGTATTTGTCGCCAGCGGCGTGCGTCTCTTTGACCGGCGGCGAAAATAGCAACCAGGAGCACATCAAATGACACAAGCGACTAACCCGAACAACCAAGGAGCGAAGAAGCAAATGTCAACGGTGTTCAAAAACTTCGATCAACTTCGCGAACTCGGTTTCCAACAAGATGAACACGGACAATGGATCGCACCAAATTGTCACGTGAACGTCTATCAAATGGACGACACCTTCCAGGTTTTCGTCACGCTCCGAACTGGCCTCGGAATCGCTTTCGCCTCTCGGGTTACCGACACGATTTTGACTGGAGCGAATAAGCCTGCCGAGAGCCGCACTAAAGCGCAACAACAATTGGTGTGATCGTCAACAAGACCCGGCGGCGTGAGCCGCCGCCGGACAAACTTAAGGAGACTGACGATGGCCAAACTGTTCGCTGATCAACCAAACGACCAGGAGGAAATGGAAATGACCGAAAAAGAAATGAAGGAGCAACTGATCGAGCGATGGCAACGCGCTTCCGCGGATATTTCACTGCATGCGTTCCGGGATGTTGGCATGGAATGCGCGAATTGCGGCTTGTATTGCCGCGAAGAAGTGGAAATCCGCGACGAGAACGGCGATCCCGTCCAGAGCTATTGCGTGTGCGCGTATTGCGGCCGGCCCGAGCTACGGTTTTGCGGGAGGCGCAAGGCAGCATAACCAATCAAACAATGGAGAACGCAATGACCGACAATTCACCGATCGAGATCAAGCTTGTCGAGACGCATGCTTATCAACGCCTGGCGTGCACAGTCTGCGGTGGATGGACTGAAAAGCATTCTGTTAAGGCCGAAACCGACAACATTCTCGTCTGCGAGACCTGCCTCGAAGCCGGCAATATCGACGAACGCCTCGCAGAGAACGCGCGCAAACTCGAAGCCTATGCAGCCGCCGTCCGCAGTTTGATCGGTCGCTTGCGGGTGCCGTCATTCGAGCAATGGCAGGCCGAAATTGATCGCAGCAACATCCGCGATCAGGCTCAAGAGGTGCTTCGAGAGCATGAAAGCCAAGGCGATACGGTCGAGACAAGGGACGATGTAGCCGGACTGCTGATTGACCCTCGATTTACGCCCTTCATCGATGACGTGTTTGCGGACTGGCGTGCTTATCGCGAGTGGAAGGCAAAAACTCCCCGCGGTATGGCGGCAGCGGATACGCGCATCCCGTTCTGATCGCCATGACCAAACATCAAACAAAGACGCTGCTCGCCGAAGCGTACACGCACAGCGCACTGTCGGCGGTGATCGCCGCCGCCACCGAGACGCATACCGACTGGATTGCTGAAATACTGGAATGGAACATGGAGACCGCGCAGTGGTGAGCGAGCGCGAGCGGCTGCCGAACCGGCGCTTAAGCGAGCATTTCACGTTCGAGTGCAACGCGCTCCGTTACGTCGCGACCGCGTCGTTCTTCCGCGACGGCAGGCTCGCCGAGATTTTCATTTCCAACGCGAAAGCAGGCTCGCACAGCGATAGCGCCGCCAAAGATTCCGCGGTCGTTTGCTCCATCGCATTACAGTACGGCGTGCCGGTCGATGTGATCCGAAAAGCGTTGTTGCGTGATGCGCGTGGCGTGCCCTCCTCGCCCTTAGGCGCCGCGCTCGATTTTATTGTTGGAAATACCTCATGACCACCTATGACCCCTTCGCTTGGTCGAAGGAAAGCGATTCCTCCCGGAAAGGTAATGGCAGCGGACAGCCGCGACGTCTTATCCAGACGAGCGCCGAATTCGTTGCCGGCTTTGTGCCGCCGGAATATGTGCTCGACGGCATCCTACAACGTCGCTTTGTCTATTCGATCACCGGCAAGACCGGCGCCGGCAAGACCGCAATTATGTTGCTGCTAGCGGCGCACGTTGCTCTCCATCGGCCGATCGGCGACCGCAGCGTCGAGCAAGGGCGCGTGCTGTATTTTGCCGGGGAGAACTACACCGACGTGCTGATGCGGTGGATAGCGATGGCGCAGCAAAATGATTTTGAGATTGATGCGATCGATGTGGATTTTATCCCTGGCTCTTTCAAGATTTCGGAAATGATGGATGTCATCCGAGGGGATATCGAGCAGCTTAGCGACGTCACCCTGATCTTGGTCGACACCAGCGCGGCCTTCTTTGAAGGCGATAACGAGAACGACAACAAACAACATGGCGAGCATGCGCGCCGCCTACGCAGTCTCACTAAGATGCCCGGCGGTCCGTGTGTTGTCGTTGCCTGTCACCCGGCAAAGAACGCCAGCGACGACAATTTGGTGCCACGCGGCGGCGGTGCATTCCTCGCCGAAATTGACGGCAACCTTACTGCGCGACAGGACGACAGCGCGGTTGAGGTCCACTGGCAAGAAAAATTTCGCGGGCCGGATTTTGCGCCATTGACGTTCCAGCTCCGCACCGTCACGCATGAGCGCCTCAAGACCAGCACGGGCCGGCTACTCCCGACGGTGGTTGCCTCACACCTCTCTGATCTGGCGCGTGAGGAAGTGACTAAGGCCGTACGCTCGCGCGAAGATCAATTGCTCGCTGTGCTGGCGACGCCCGAAAACTGCCGCGCATCAATGAGCGAACTGGCCACAAAGCTGAATTGGCGGCAGCGCGACGGCTCCCCGTACAAGATGCTGGTCAAGCGCACCCTTGACGCGCTCAAGCGCGCCAAGCTGATCACGATCGGCCGGGATGGCGTCGATCTGACCCCCGCCGGACGCAAGGCGGATGCCGTAACGCGTGCTGTTACGGTCGACCACAACCCGAAGGGTCGTAACAATGCCGCGTAACAGCCGTAACAAGCCTCACCGAACAGCCTACTTGTCCAACAAAACTGCCCGTAACACGTGTTACGGCCCTTGTTACGAAACGACCCCAAAGGATAGAGGGGGGGGGCGTAACGTAACACTCCCTCCTCTTAGGGAGGGTTACTGTTACGGCCCCCCCATCCTCGATCGCTTAAGCCTCTAACAGAACCAGGAAGGGAACCCACGACATGGACGACGTAAGCAGGACAATTGAAATCTGGTCGACAGTGATCGGTGATCTACTGCACCGCGTGCCGCCGGAATGCCGCTCAGCCGTTCTGGCGAAGGCTAACGGCTGCGAGGCGCAGACGCCCTCGAACACGGACGCAGGTGGCCGCGCGATGGCGTTTGGGTCCTTGGTAGCGTTTTTTGGTCGAGTATGTGCCTCGCGGCCGATCCACATCTGTTTCTGCAAAAAATTATAGGTACGGTTCCGTCGTAGGTGTCAGATGAAAAGCGTAACAGCCTCCGTCCTGGCCGATCTGATCGGTGTGTCGCCGCGATCAATTACTGATCTGGCGAAGCGCGGAATTGTCGTGCGCGCCGATCGGGGGTTCGATCAGCGCAAGAGCGTGCGCGGCTATTGTGATCAATTGCGCAAGTTGGCCACGGGCCGCGGTGGTGACGCTGCCATTGTCACAGCGACAGCCGAGAGAGCGCGCCTGGCGAAGGCGCAGGCCGATGCGGTTGAGCTAAAGAACGCGGCCATACGCGCTACAATGCTCGACGCTGCCGAGGTTGAGGCGACGTGGACCGGCATTCTGCGCACGGTACGGGCCGGTATGCTCGCGGTGCCGTCACGGGCAGCGCAACGACTGCCGCATCTCTCCAAGCACGACATTGCCGAGATTGACGCTGAGGTGCGGGCGGTGCTCACTGAGATCGGCGAGGGATCAAACAAAACAGCATGAAGACCGCCGCAATGGTAACAACACGACAGCGCCGCAATCTTGCAGTGCACGAATCCGGCCACGCGGTGATCGCGCGCAAGCTAGGATTGGTGGTTCATCATGTGAATATCAGGTCCGACGTGTGGGAAACCAACTACGCCACGGCGGGCCACGCCGCTAGAGACCTGGCGGACGTTTCGGCGCGGATAGCGGCTCACGAAAAGGATGCCATTGTCGCGCTAGCGGGCCTTGCGGCGAACGGGAAGGAGCGACCGGCTTTTATGGACTTCGACTTGTTTGCCACAAACCTGACGGACTTCGATCATTTAAGGCGTGCGATCTACAGTATCGTCTGTCTGACGAAAGGTTGGTCAATCCCAGACCTAGGTGGGGACATGGTGGCCGACGTTGCCTTGCGGGACGCGATGAACGACATCTACTTTTGTTTGTTGCGCCAGACGGCGGCTATGATCGAGCAGCACTGGCCCGCGATCGTGCGAGTGGCGAAGCATTTGGAGCGGCGCGGTGTTATCAACGATCCGGCCATGCTCGACGACTTGATCGAACGCGGCGGGCGGCGGGCGGCAAAATGAACTTACTCAGGTCCGCGCCGTGCTGAGGCAGATCGGCGAAGGAAAAGCGTGATGACCAAATATCTGCCTGATCTAACCGGACGATGCTTTGGACGTTTAACTGTCACAGGAGCTGCCGGCAAAGATGAACACGGACGTACCCTGTGGGCTTGTGTATGCGACTGCGGCGGGGTTGCCACGTCGATACCTCGCTACTCGTCGATGAACGGGAACACGCGCTCTTGTGGATGCCTTCGACGTGAGACCCAGTCAAAAAATGGAGCCGCGTCCAAAGGGCGGCTCCCTCGCCACGGTCTGGCGAGACGTGGAACAACCTCATCTGAGTGGCACGCATGGCAGGGTATGAAGCAGCGATGCCTAAACCCGAACGACACCGTCTTTAAATACTACGGTGGCCGTGGCATCCGGGTCTGTGATCGATGGCGCGACAGCTTCGATGCGTTTCTCGCGGATATGGGCCGCAAGCCATCGCCTGAACTGACGCTCGACCGCTTTGATGTGAACGGCGACTACGAGCCGGGAAATTGTCGATGGACGTCATGGCAAGTGCAAAGAGCGAACCAGCGACGCTCAGCATAGCGACCGTTCGCGCTCGCGCACTTCGGTTGTTAATACCGGCTCCGAAACTCGATCTAGCCGATTGGATCGAGCGTGAGATCGTGTTGCCCGAGGGTGTCAGTGCACTGCCCGGCAAGGTCCGACTATGGCCATATCAGCGACAAATAGCGTCGGCGATCTCTGATCCGCTGATCGAGCGCATCACCCTGGTCAAGCCGGTGCGTGTCGGGTTCACCACGCTGCTGAGTGGTGCGATCGGCTCTTTCGTCGCCAATGAGCCAGCGCCGATCTTGGCATTACTGCCGACCGAGGCCGATTGCCGCGACTACATGGTGTCGGACATTGAGCCGATTTTTGCCGCAACGCCGGTACTGCGCGGCGCCTTGGCCGATGACGTTGAGGAAGGTGAGCGCAACACGCTTTTGTCGCGGCGCTTCCCTGGAGGCGGCTCGCTGAAGATTGTCGCCGCGCGCGCGCCTCGCAACTTACGTCGGCATACCGCCCGCATCCTGATCGTTGATGAAGCCGATGCTTGCGAGGCTGGACCGGAAGGCAATCCGATTCGGTTAGGCGAGCGCCGCACCTTCACGTTCGCCAACCGCAAGATCATCATAGGCAGTACGCCGATCTTTGCGGATACCAGCGCCGTGTTGCGCGCCTATGGTGAAAGCGATCAGCGCATTTTTGAATGTCCGTGCCCGGAATGTGGCGCGTTCATTCAAATCACATGGGCGAATATCGAGTGGCCAGAGGATCGGCCACAGGCTGCCGCGTTCCGTTGCCCGAGCTGCAAGGCGCTCATTGATGAGCACCACAAGCCGGCAATGGTCGCGGCGGGTCAGTGGCGCGCAACGCGGCCCGACATCAAAGGACACGCCGGCTTCCGGCTCAATGCGTTGGTTTCTTTGCTCGCAAACGCGGCGTGGGGGCGGCTCGCGCAGGAATTTCTCGCCTGCAAGAATGATCCCGCGGAACTGCAGGTTTTTTCAAACACAATCTTGGCCGAAGGCTGGTCGACACCGGCAATAGTCGATGAGTCGGCACTGGCCGCGCGCGCTGAAGCCTTCGATCTCGATCACATTCCGCCTGAAGTTTTGACTCTTGAGGCCGGCTGCGACGTTCAGGACGATCGTGTCGAGGTAACGATCACCGGCTGGACGCGCACGAGTGTGTGCCTGGTGCTCGGGCATTTTGTTATTTGGGGTAGCTTCACCGATGCCGGCACCTGGGACGAAGTCGACGAGTTGCTGCGCACTCGCTGGCGGCATCCCTGGGGCGGACAATTGAAGATCGATGCCGCGTGCATCGATGCCGGCGATGGTGATCATTTTGACGTCGTTTTAAATTTTTGTGTTTCGAAGGTGTCGCGGCGGGTGTTCGCGATCAAAGGCATGTACGGCGCCCGGCCGGGTTTTCAGATGGCCAAGGGGAAACGTATCGCAAATAAGTTGGCGCTGGTCGGCGTGGACACGATCAAGAATGTGATCTTTGATCGTCTGCAGCACGGACGCGGCATTCGATTTTCGCACAGCCTTGAGCCGGTCTACTACGAGCAGCTAGCCAGCGAGCGCCGCGTTATCAGGTACTCGCGCGGCCAGCCCGTGCGACGCTTCGAACGTACCGGGCGCACCCGTGCCGAGGCATTGGATTGTTTGACGTATGCGCACGCTGCCCGCCAGGCCGTCAACATCCCGTATGATCGCCGCGAAGCTGAACTACACGGCACAGCTTCGCCGCGGCAGTCGTTGGCATCGAGGTTGGCACGATGAGCGCCGGCTTGCGGATATTCGAGATCGAGATACCGGGCATCGGCAGCCTCTCAGCGCGGCGTGCCTTCTCTGGTGAATACCGCCTCGAATGTTCTGTGCCGCTGGGCCGCGTGTCGCTGACGATCGGCGAAGGCATGCGGCTCGGCCGTGCCGGCGAAATCATTCATCAGCGTTTTCAGTTCGCCGGCCGGCGTGGCGACGACGTAAAGACCGGCCCTGTATTTGCCCGCCGGCAAGGCACTAGTGATCTGATCATCGAGATCGACGCCGTCGACAACGATACGATCGCTCTGCGGCTATTCAACTCGTCAAAGATGACGCTGCACGGTGAGGAAGCCGAGCGGTTGTTGAGGGCGTTGTGCCGTCTTGCTGACGATGCCCGCGCTTGTGGTGGCGGTGGCGGTATTGCCTCGAGGCTTGCACGATGA